GGCTACGAGAAACTATAAGGAGAATAGAAATGAAGTTTACAAAACCAGAAGAAGTTTTAAACGGTAAGGACATGAATGATGATTTGATGAAGGCACTTAGATATATGTGGAGCGTTGGATCTACAGAGGTAGCGTCGCCAAGAGAACACTGTCTCGAATTGGTTGGGTGTTTCTTAAGAAAACACAGACCTGATGGTGTCGTTGTAGATCCAAGGAGACTTAAAAGTGTAGTTACCGAACTTAAACGTTCACGAAATGAACTCAAACAACTTCAAAAGACGGAAGAGAATTTTAAAAATCTTTCGTTTGTTTTAAAGAATCAGCGAGAGTCTGGAAATGCAGGATATGATTGTGACGATTCGTTATATTGGTTGTCAGAAGCTATCGAAAAATACGATCACCCATTAAAACAACTTGACAATCCTGACGTATCAGAAGATTCTCGTGGCGAATCTACCTCGAAGGTTAGCGCCAAGAACTAGATTTACTGGCCGGGTCGGCATGCTCGGCCTTTTATTTATGCGGTTGACAATCCCACACATCGATGCGTAGCCTGTAACCACTATGTCTATGCCGCTACCACCAGGATCCCATAAAACCATGCCACTGCCTCCACAGTTCGTAACGAAGACTCCTGTTAAAGTTCCACCAATGTCTGTTCCCTGTAATACTGGTGAGAACTATGTGAACTCAGAAGAGACGCATCAAATATTATCCAGCAAGCTCTTACCAATACACATGGAAGATCCCAATATTATAAATTTCATCAAGGAGTATCTGGGATGTAGAAACGCTTCAGAAGCAGCGAGAAACTGTAAACTCACCACAAGACAAGGTCAAGCACTGAGAAGCAAGCCTGACATACACGCAGCGATCGAAGCGATGACAGCCAAGAGTGTAATGAAGTACGGGTTCGACAGCAATGAAGTAGTTGGTCTATTCAAGGACATTGCTTGGGCTGATCCGATTGAAATGGAAAACCCAGACGGTAGTTATAAAAACCGTATGTCGTTATTGTCAGCAGCATTCCGTCGTGCAATAAAGAAATTTGAAGTTAAGAATATTTATGGAGAAGACATTAACGGAATGCGAACGATCACAGGACAATTAATAAAAGTCGAGTTGCACGATAAATTAAAAACCGGAGAAATGTTAGGTCGTGAAAAAGATTTATTTAAACAGACCAGTGTGCTTCAACATGATGTAACGGAGAAAATGAGTACCGTATTATTGGATAGCGCAAAACGTGGTGAAGAAGCTGCGAATAATATAATCGATGTCACACCGAAAGTGAGTAAGGAATGAAAAAGAAGCCAGTGAATAGAATGGTTGCATCAGTTGGATCACAAATAGGAAAGAGATCTAAGAAGCCGTCTGATTTAAAAAAGGGTGATAAACGTAAGTGGATAAAAGATCGCGTTGAAGTTATTTGTGATCCGTTTTTAATAGATGGGGTTGAATGGATAGGTGTGAAAGTTGCAGGGTTTGAACGACCAGTATTTCTAACACCAGATGCGTTGAAAGAAATAAAATGAAACTAAAAGTTCCACCCAGAGGAATTAAACTGTGTTGGGAATGTGGTCGAAAGTTTTGGGGTAATCGATTCTCTGTTTTAGAAGTTGATGGTCACGATAGATATCTTCACAAAGCTTGTAAAAAATATATTGAAGACGGGTGTAGAGATATGGTTATCGATGAATCTGAAAATCCAGTAGAGTTCCAATGAAAAAGGTAAAAAGAAAATTCATACATTACTTCGATGAATGTTGGGAAGTAAATTTCTATTTTTGTTTCGGATGGACCATCGAAGAGTTTGCATTATTCATTAAAAAGAAAACAGGTAACGGCAGTAATCTCTCAGACTGTGCAGGACAATGTGTTTATAATTCTGAAGTCGGAACGTTTATATTCATTAAAGAAAAATGCCGAACTATAAAATTTTATTCAAGTCTTGTTCACGAAATTACTCATGCAGCAGTTTACAACCTTACAGATAAAGGTGTCAAAATAGAATATGGTAACGACGAACCGCTAGCTTATCTTACGGGTTGTTTAATGAAAAAGGCTTTAGAATGAAAACCCTGGCACCACCAAACAAAGAAGATGTCGAACTCTTCCAACAATTGATTAATGAGAATCGTTATGATTTTTGTAAATTGGTTTATATCATTTTTCCGTTTGGACAAAAGGGTCACGAACTTGAACACATGCAACCATACCCTTGGCAAATGCAAGAACTTAAAAAACTTTCAAAACATTTACAAGATCCAAAGACTCGATATCAAACTTATCGATTGATTGTTTCTTCTGGTAACGGTGCCGCAAAGACTGCACTTGGTGTAATGATTTATTTTTGTCTAATGTACACTCAACAATTACGAGCTCGTATCACTGCTAATACGGACCCACAGATGAAATCAGTCGTATGGCCGGAGTATGATATTTGGTTTCGTCGTGCTCGTTATCATGAATATTTCTTTGAGAAATTCGGAACAAGTATCAAAGCCAAAAATCCAGAGCTTGCAGATACGTGGCGACTGGATGCTGTGACATGGAGTGAACAAGCACCTGCAGCAATGTCGGGTTTACACAACTATGGTAAAGCAGTTCTTTATATATTAGAAGAAGGACCTGGAATACCGGGAATTATTTTTAAGTATTCTATGGGTGCGTTTACTGAGAAAAATACTATTAAAATATTTTTAAGTTTCGGTAACTCAGATGATCCCGAAAGTTATTTTGAACAGTGTATGGTTTCTCCTCTTTGGAATTCATTAAGAATTGATACGCGAACACTCGAACATATAGATAAAAAACAAACAGATGATTGGTTACTTGAAGCTGGAGGAGATGAAGACAATGATGACTTTCGTGTGCGTGTTCGTGGACTCCCGAGAAAAACTTCAAAAGATTCTATTATTCGATTAGAAAATGTTAACGCAGCATTAGAGCGTCGACATGATTTTGATATTAAAAGTGTAGAAATGTTGCCTGTGATTCTCACTTGTGATCCTGCGTGGACTGGTGGAGATGATACGACTATTTGGTATCGTCAAGGAAATTACAAAAAATTACTTGAAAAATATAAGTTGGATAAACTTGAAGGTGATACCCATATGGTCACCTATAAACGGTTGTGTCACTGGGAAAAATTATTAGGAGCTGACGCAGTTTTTATTGATCAAGGTGAGGGAACCGGAATTTATACGCTTGCAATGAATGAACAGAAGATACATTGGGTTCTTATTGCGTTTGCAGGAAAACCTACAGATAACGTCGATCATAAGGAAAGTGAATATCATAATATTCGTGCACAAATGTACTATCTAGAAAATATATGGTTACTAAAAGGTGGGGTGTTAGATTCTGAAAAAGAAGAATGGATACCAGATATCAGAAAACAATTCTGTTGGACTAAAGGAACTCGTCATAGAATTACCGGAAAGAAATTAGCTGAAAGCAAGAAAGATATTAAAGATCGAGTTCTTCAATCTCCCGATGTGGTCGATGGTGCAGTTTTAAGTAATGCTTTTGAAATTACCGAACGTCTACCAGAAAACGATAATTTTAGTGAAGGAGATTCTTCGAAGATCGGAGGTCAAGCATTTAAAATGCCGGATCATAAAGATGTCTATGAAGAATACGATGATGGCCTATACGATTAATCGATTAGTTAAATATGCTGATTTTGATCTTCAGACGATTAATTTCCTCGTGGATGAATCCAGAAAATTAAATGAAACCTACGAAAATATTTGTGATCCAGATAATTTTAATTTCTTTGAGTATTCGAGAAAGAACATTATTTGGGTTTGTAAAAGAAACGGTGCGCCAATAGGTTTTATGATGGCAAAACTCTATTTAAGTGGTTTTAACAATAATGTCAAGATCTTATCTCAAACATTATTATATAGCAAAAGTCCTGGGTCTCGGGCGAGTTATTTGCTGATGAAGCATTTTATTGACTTTGGAAAACTTCATGCGGATTATATAGACACCACGATCGGGAAGTATACCAATATTAAATCTCGATCTTTAAAAAAACTCGGGTTTAATAAACTTGAGGAAATTTATCGTTTGGAGACTAAATGAGTTTACGTGAAGTCGGGGATGTTTTACTCCAAGTTGGCTCAGCCGGTTTGTTGGGTGTTACTGAAGAAGGTAATGTCGGAGCCGGTATCACAAGTGAATTTCTCGGAGAAGAAGTACTCCAACCGTTAGGAGAGGTAGGAGAAAGAGTTTTAAGTGAAGCAGGAAGGGTACTGAATCCCAATCGTGATCTTCTCGAACAACAAGTACAAGATCAAAGACAAGCTCTTGTTCAAGAAGAAGAATCTTTAGTTAGAGAACGTGAAGAAGAATTGTTGGAACAATTTAGGACCGCAAGAACAGCTTCTCGTGCAGCAAGTCGCTCACAAGGAATTCGTAGAACTCCACCTCGAACCCAAGCAAGAAGTGTTCTCGGAAGAGATGAAAGTGTTTTCTTAGGATTATAATGAAACATAGAAAAACTAGAAATGAACTTGAATTTATACGATCACAAGCGCGTGATATTTTCAGTCCATTACGACAAACTTGGACGGATGTTGGTCAGTGGGTTTTACCACATAGAGTCCGATGGATGCTTTCACAACGTCCTGGTGAACGTCGCAATCATCATATCGTAGACACCACTCACTTACTTGCACTTCGATCAAATGTAGCAGGATTTCTTGAGGGTAATACTTCAGCTACACGACCATGGGTTCGTTTTGCTACAGAAGATGATACTTTGGATTTACCACAAACATCCATTAGTTGGCTCCAAAAATTTACAAATAAAGTTTTAAGAGTACTCAGTAACTCAAGCAATTTTTATGATGCTGTAGCAGATTTTTATTTTGATTATTTTACGTTTAATACTGGTTCATATTATATCGAAGAATTACAACAAGAAGGACGGTTATTTTTTCATGTTTTGATGCCTGGATCTTATTATGTTATCAATGGAAAATTTAATGAAGCAGCAATATTAGTTCGTGAATTTACTTTGCCTGTAAAAGCTCTCGTAGAAACTTATGGTAGAAAAATTAATGGCGGTTGGGATTGGTCTAATTTTTCTGACAGTACTCGAATTATGTACGAAAAATCTCAATATAAAGAATTGGTCGACGTTGTCCATGTAATTTTAGAAAACGATAGTTTCGATGAAGAAGAACCTCAAATATTAATGAATCGCCAATGGCATTCTTATACTTATGAATTGGGTCGCGATGCTAATTCTCAAGTTGATGGCGCTGTTACTTTTGCATCGAGTGGTGGTAATGATCCAAAACTTGGAAACACTTTTTTAAATGTTTCAGCAAGTCGCAGAAAACCTTTTATTGTTGGCAAGTCCACAATGGGCAATTTTGAATACGGAGAAAAAGGTCCGAGTACTGATTCTCTAGGTTTAATTAAATCTCTGAATAAGAAAGCCATAGGAAAAGATCAAGCACTTGAACAAATGCTTCGACCAGCACTTCAAGGTCCTGCACGATTGAGAAAAAGTTATGTGAGTTCAACACCAAATACCTTTGTGCCGACTGATGCAAATTCTGCAAGTCAAAAAGGTTTAAGAACGATTTTTGAAATAAATCCAGCAATTGGTTCTTTAATTCAGGACGTTTCAGATTTAAGACAACAGGTCGACAAACATTATTTTGCTGATTTTTTATTGTTTCTTAGTAGCAATCCAAAAACTAGAACGGCTACTGAAGCCGCTGCAATTGTAAAAGAGCAACAACTTGTAATTGGTCCAAATTTGCAAAGTTTAAATTGGAGTCATAATATTCCTTTAATAGAATTTGTAGCAGATTATGTTCTATTTGAAGACAAGACTATTGGTCCTCCACCACCAGAATTGGCAGGAAAATTTTTAGCTCCTGATTTTATTTCTATTTTTGCACAAGCTCAAAAAGCTGCTGACTTACCTTCTATTGACCAGTATATGCAGGCTATGGCTGTTGTTGCACAAATAAACCCAAGAGCAATAGATAAAGTTAATACAGACGTTTATGCTGATATTGTAGCTGATCGACTTTATATACCCACAGGATTGAACCGAGACCTGTTGAAGCTTCCGGTAGTGTCATTACATCGGCTGAATCACTTACAAAAGTCGATCCACATTGAGCTAGAGTTATTGTGGTTGTCGTAGAAGCAACTTGTGCATGTAACATTCCAACTAGTGCTGCTCCACCATCACCTGTAATCGTACTCAGTGGCAAAATATCTTGAACAAAAGTTACGTCTTGATTTTCATCGATTCGTAAAGCATCGGTTGTTCCTGCTACACTACCCAAACCAATTACAAGATCATCTGATGAATCGTCTAAACTGATATTATAATCTTGAGCATTTCCGTCATAAATAAAACCTACATCGGCAGCGGTTGCATCTCCGAGAACCATGTTTAGATCTGCACTGTTAAATGCCATTCGATTCGTAGTACCTGCTACGGTCCCTAATCCAATAACTAATTTATCGGCGCTGTCATCCAAACTGATATTAAAGTCTTGAGCATTTCCGTCGTAAAATAATCCTGTGTCTTCTACTCCAGCATCACCAATCGTGAGATTCGGAGTCGCTCCATCGATTACTACGGGACTTGTAAAACTTCCTCCCGCGACCATTGTCAGAACACCTTTAGGTGATTTTGTACAAGTTATTCCGGTAGTACAATCTACCGCACTGAATACTCCTATGGTCGTACCACCATTTAAACCTTTAAACCCCGCAAAGGCTGGAATAACCAACAACCAACTTAACAATATCAATAAAAATCTCATTATAACTCCTTAGTTATTGATTACTTGCTGTACGTAAATCTTTAACAGCTCCCGATACCGCTGGCAACTGTTCTTCAATT